GCTTTACCTAAGATAAAGTTAAATGGCGTTTCCATTATTAATGATTTTGCAGCTTTTTGTTCTTCCGATAATGTTAAACTAAATTTAACATCTGTTTTCGGTGGCATTTTGCTAGTATTTGGAGTAGCCATATTTATATGTTTTAATTAAAATAATTTAGTTAATGTGCTGTCTATCAATTGCATATCACGCAATGTTTCAATATTCGACAAACACATCTGTCTAATTTTTTTATAACTATCTCGTGCCGGATACGGGGTCATAATCTTAATTGTAACCAATTCTCGATCTGGACCTAAGTCCTTTTCTATATGAACCATTAAAACTAAACGTATAGCACGTATTCTATCTAATACGTCAACTAATCGGCCGTCATACCGTATATTAGCTTGGATTGAGTACTTATGTCTTTCTACTGCCATATTTATCTTCTTTTATTTTATATAAATATTAGAAAATAAAAAAGGGACAGCCAAAAGACTGTCCCAATTCCATATTAATATAAAATTTAATATATTAAAGTGTATTCAAACCATGAACGTATACTTTTCCGTAGAATTCTGGACGAACTACTTTTTTAGCATAACGTGTCATTACACCTTTTCTTGGTGTGAAGTTTACTGGATCGTAAACTAATGGAGTCATGATTAATGGAATATATGGAGAGAAAACTGCACCTGTTTCTAAGAACTGAGCACCTCTGAATCCCATAAGGATTACGTTTTCTTTCATATATGGATTTTTGTAAACTGTGTAACGGTTATTGATTGCACCAATTTTTTGTACACCAGCTGCAAATTCCATTTTAGTTCCATCTGTATCAGCTGCGAATCCTGGGATAGACTCAAGGATTGTTGCTACTGCAGGAGAAGTTACTAAGAAGTTAGCACCACCTCTTAAAGTTTTTTGGTGGATTTTGTTAGACACTTTTTGAAGTTTAGTACCTAAAGTTTGGAACCAACCACCTTGAGTGTTATAGAAACCATCACCAGAAACTGCAGATGATTGAGTAAATCCTGTACCATTCCAGATGTTGTTATTTTTAGCTGACCAATATTCAGTTGTTGGAGCTGCTGAAATCAACATATCTAAGATTTCTAAATCAATTTCCATTGATACATACTCAGATAACATTGAAGTCAATTCAGCTTCAGCATCAATTGAGTGGTAAGCATTTAAATCTTGAGCGAACTCAGGAGTCCAAACTGCTTTCAACTTACGTGTTTTAGCAACGATTGGCTCTGATTGCATTTCTAAGTTCAATTCAGGAATATCGATATCTTGGTTATATCCATTAGAGAATGCACCTTTGTTATCTTCAAAATCACCTCTAGAAATATCAGTTGGTTGTTTGCTATATTGTACTTTGTATCCAGCAGTACCATTCATTGCTGCAGATTTAGAAACGAAGAACTCAACATTTCCAGTAGTTGCATTATATTTTGTGAATGCAGGAACGTTCATTGCTTCAGTAACGATGTTATCTGTAGAACCTGAAGTTAATATGAATGATCTAACTGCATCTAAATCAGATCCTGATAATTGAGAAGCAGCTACGTATACTACAGTATAACCAGCTAAATTAGCAGTATAGTCTGAATCAAAGTTAACTGATCCTGAACCTGCACTCGCAGCTGAAGCTGTAGTTGCTGCTACTGATGCAGAAACTGAATTTAATGTATATCCGAAACGACCTGCACCATAAAGACCACCTGTAGGATCAAGTTCAGTTGTAGTAACACCAAATAAAGAGTCATCTGCATTTGGAGAACCAAATGGATTACCAGTTCTGTTTAAGTTGTCATTATCAAATCCTGGTTGAGCTGTACCGTATTTGAAATCTAGGTAAAATACTAGACCAGAAGGTAAATTCATAGGCTGTACAGAAACGAATTCTTTAGCAGCAAACTCAGCAAAAATTCTTCTTACTAATGGTAATGCTACACCCGCCCACTCTTCAGATCCTTGAGCTGTACCTGTTTGTGAAGCTTCTTTTACTAACTGACGAGCTTGGTTCTCTAACAATTGAGCCATACCAGCTTTTTCAGTTTCAGTTCTAAGACCTTCTAATAGTCCCGTTTTCTCCCATTTAGTAACAAATGCTTTTGCTGCATTTCTTTGAGACGCATCAGGAGATTGTAATAAATTTGAAATACTCATAATTTAGTTATCCTTTTTCTTTCTTTTGTTTAATAATAATTATAGCAATCCTGCTAATTTTTTCCATCTATCAGCTAATTCAAAACCTTCATTTAAGATTGGCTTAGATGGAGCTGTAGTTTTTGTTGGTTTAGAAGCATATGATTCTTTAACCATTCTCTTTTTAGTTGGACGTTTAAAGCTTTCTGCTAATGTGCTAAATACTAATTTAACTTCTCTCGTATTTCCTGCTCTATCAAAGTTTTCTAGAACTTTCATTTTTTGATTTTCATTTAAATCAAAATTACGGAATAATTTATTAGTATATAATAATTTAGCATTTAACAAATTAACTTCTTGAATTACTCGTTGCATTTGTTTAACTGTCTTATATGCTTCTTCTAATTCTTTTTTAGTTTCTGTTAATTCGTCTTCCTCTTCTTCCTCTTCTTCCTCTTCTCTCAATAATGCTTCGATGATTTCATCAATTTCTGAATCTTCCATTTCGTCAGCTTCTGCAATTCCACCATGTAATGGTTTGTTATCTTCAGCTGTTCCAACTGCTGCCATGTCTTCTTCTTCCATTGATTCATCCATATCGTCAACAGATGCATTTAGCTCACGAATGATTTCTTGAAGATCTAAATCATCATCTTCATATTCATCTTCTGGTGCTACTTCGTCTTCTGCAGGTAATGCTTCTTCTTCATCATCCATTGAACCTAAAGTTCCAGATAAATCATACTCACCATCATCATTGAAGTCTAATCCAACTCCAACTGAATCTGGCATATCGCCCATTCCAGCTTCGTCTTCTAAACCAGCTTCGTCGCCCATTGGTGCTTCATCACCTAATGCAGCTTCATCATCCATTGGCATTTCTTCGTCATCTAATTCTTCTTGAAGTTTAGCATTTAACATACTTTCAAGTCTAGGTGCGAATGCTTCTTGTAACGCAATTTTAGCATTAGCTAACGCAGTTTCTTTTACTGTACGAGCGTCGGCAATTGCTTCTTTTAGCAAATCTGATTTTGCCATTCGTTTTCTCCTTAAATTTGTTTTTGGAAATAAGATTATTAGGAATCTTAATAGAATTTAATTATATTAGAACGTTATATAATAGAATAACGTATTTTCATATAAATATAGTGCTGTTTGAAAAACCAGTAAAAAAGCCCTAACATTTCTGCTAGGGCTTATAATTTAATTATTTTTTTCACGCATATCGCGAATCTTTTGAATATATTTTGCTTTTGTTTTTTGTATTCGATTTTTTACACTAGGTTTAATATATTCTCTTCGTTCATTTAAAATATCAACTATACCTGCATTTTTAACTTTTCGTTTCCATGATTTTAACGCGTATGCTAAATCTTCTTTTTCTGGTCCTAATACATTTACTGCTAAACCACTTCCCGGTACAATTGTTTTGTGTTGTTTTACTTTTTTACTCATATATAACTATTTAAAAAATTTACATTGCTGGATTTTCAGGTTTCACTTCTTTTTTCTTTTGCCCTCTAACATTGAATCTAAAATGTTTAATTTCTGGCTTTTGTGCAATATACCCTTGTATGCGTTGAGATTCTAATGCTGCATCCTGTCCTAACTTAAAATAAAAATATCCAACTTTACCACTAGCAGATATATTTTGTTTTAATACAACAAATCCTTTTTTCTCGGCCCAATCGCGTATCTCTGCTGCTACTTGCTTAGCTTCTGCCGGGTTTCGAACTACATATTCAACGCCACCGTTATAATCGGTAATACGGTTTAATAATTGAGCTTCGTCAATTTCTTCTGGGTTCGACTCTTCTGTCATGCCTTTCATTAACTTTTGAGTCTTTTCTAATTCTTTATTATATGTTGCTAAATTTTTTGTATCTGCAGGATTCAACCCAGGAACTTTTGCGTTTTTATTAGTCACTGTAGTTTGTTCTTTTAACCCAAAAAATTCTTTATATAATTTTTTAAATGTATTCATCATATATATCTTATTATAATTATTTTTTTTATAAAAACCAAATTACCTAACATCATAATATTTTTTAAGACCTTCGCCGATATCATCAATTGCAGCAGCACAACGTCTTTCATGTATTATAATTTCATTTGCTGATTTTTTTAAATCATTAAGTGCAGACTCGACCATTTTCAATCTTCTGGATTCTGCAACTTTATCTAACATATCATCATCAGATTCAGTAACCATTCTAGATGCAGTTTCAACCATATGCGAAATTCGTTCAACGATCTCTTCTAAATTTCTATGACCAGAAACTGATTCTGCCATTCTCGAAAATGAAGAAAGTGATTCTGCAAATCTATACTTATCTTCTTTAGTTAATGGTGGTTTTTCTCCACTAAATACTGTTTGTTTTTCTGCAGATTCATTAACTAATGCAATTATTTTATTTAAATTTTTTGATTCAAACATGTTATATCCTACATTTACCATCATCACATAAAATTGATGTAATAATATTATTTACTCGATTATACTTATTATTTATTGTTTTATCTACAGATTCATGCATTTTCGTTGGACGCATAAATGCTCCGTGTGTCGATGGATTAGAAACAAAGTCCCAACAAATCAATTCAAAATCTTCTTGAACTTCAACTACACCTTCATTTCTTAATTCTTTAACACTACCTAATCCGCGTGATGAAATACCTAGTACTATACCAGCTTTAAATAATTCCTTAAGAATTTTACCAGATGGAGTTTCTAATATTTGTACTGCTCCTTTTAAATCATCACCATCCCACCAAATCTTTAAAATGTTATGTGATACGTTATTCAAGTTAACTACTTGTGATTCTGGATGGTCTAATTCTCCCAATGCTCTATGCTGATCTATAAATTCTTGTTGATATCGTTTGCATTCTCTTTCAAGTATATGTTTTGGATATATACGACCATTTTGATTTTTAGCACCAGCTCTCTGTAAAACTCCTTGAACGACAAAACCTCCGGGTATTCCATATGCCGCACCACTCGATTCAGTTAATGAACCAATTGGTCGAAATGGCATATAATCTAATATAATTTGTTTTGACATATTATTCTCCTAATGATCTTACTCGTTCTGATATTTTGATTAATCGTTTAGATATTTCAGTTAATGCTTTTGTTGTGCTAGGACCATATGCTGTTGATGTTACTCCAGATTCAGTCTTAAGCTTACTATTATAATTAACTAACGTTTCAATTTCTCGAAGTTTTTTTGCAATTTCTTTAATTGTATGTTTAACTTTTTGTTCTGGTGATTTTTTTGGATCTCCATTTGCAAAACTACGATATCCTTCTACTAGTTCTTCGTATTTTGATTCTAATATTTCTGATACTAATGAAGATGATTCTGATTGATCTTTTATATTAGCAGTACCATATGGTTGATTATGAAATTTAACCGGGTATTGTTGATCTTTATTCGGCCACTTATCTAATTGTGTTGAAAACGGAAATTTATCTTGAGATGTTTCTTCGTCGCTTTCTGGTCGTTGATGTTCTCCGTATTTATATGTAGCTGGAGTGTTTATTGATTCTTCAATGCCAGAAGCATATCCAACTTTTTTAGTTTTTTTACGAAATGCATTTGGAGTCGAATATCCTGCAATTGCACCAGTTACATTTTGTTCATCTAAATCATTATCTAAACTTGTTTCTGAAATTTCGATTGCTTGTTGTTCAAATGAATCTAACAAATCTTCCATTTGATCTAATTCAAATGATGCATATACATTAGAACCATATATAGTAACGTCAGGTAAATTTCTGCTTCGGTCGGCATATATATCTAATGCCTGTCTTGCATCTCTAACTGCAATTTCAATATAATATGGTTCATCAATAGTTGAACGAAGACTACTTTCAATTACAGCAAATTTTTGTTCTATTTCTTTTAATAATGATCTCATGCATGTATCTCATTTAATTCATCAACTAAATCAAAATATCTTAATAATGATAAAACGTGTGATTCTTTAATAGTTTTCATTGTTTCTACATTACACAACATTTCAGATAATTTTTTAACTTTTATTTTAGTTACATCATCATCTATTTTAGAAACATGATTAGCTAATTTTGTTTTAATTTCTGGAATAATTTGTTTAATATAACTTTTCAATGTAGCAGTATCATCAACGTGTGTTATATATTTATTAAGTAATTGTTTTTGCGATTCAGATAATACTGAATATTTTTTATTAAACTTATCAACTAATAGTTTATAACTTAATAAACGCATATCTTTTTCTTGCTTACTATATGTTTCTAATACAGGATCTATAGATTTAGCCGGCTTATTAGTTAATAACGTATGATTTAATATTACATTTTTACATTCTAATAATTGTTTAGGATTATCAGATTCTTGGTATTCAAATAACATATTAATTGAAGCCAAAACTTTATAATTTTTAATATGTATTTTAGACATATTTTCAAATATAAAATTATCTGAAATTTCTTTAACTAAATTATATCTTTGACGTTTTATCGCAGCATGATTTAGTTTTTTATGTGTTTCTGTAATTGTTCTAATATAATCCAATGCTCGAGCATCTGATTTAAATTGCTCTTTAACTAATAAATTATATAATTGCAATTCTTTTGATAGTTCAGTATTACGGCCAAAATATTTTTTAATTATATCAATAGTAACCGACTTGTCAGAAGTTAATGTTTCTGAAGTTAACTTCTGAACTAGCATTTCGAACAATATAGCAGTGTTTTTATATTTTGAATGCTTCAATTTTTTCATACGGTATCTTTTTTTAAATAAATATTATTATCGTTTATAAAATGTTTTTTTCGTCTAACAATGTACCTGAATCTAAATCTTCTATGGTTTGTTGTTGTTCATATAACATTTTAGTGCTAGAATTTTTTGATTTAAATTTTAATAATAAATCTTGTGATTCTTTTGATAATGCTAGTTTTCTATTTCGTTTTTCCGGCTGAAATTCATTTGTTTGATTTTGTATATTTGTCATTTGGCGTAATTCTTTATTACCAAACGGATCCCATCCAAATTCATTTTTATGTTGTCCAAACTTAATTCCTTCTTTTGGTCTGCCACCTAAATCTTTTTCGGTATTATCATCAGAACTCATATGTATTGATGCTAAATCATGTGGTGTACCATATGATACTCCAGTTATAGTAGGATCATTTCCTTCTTGTTCAATTTGATTTTGACGGAATCTTAATTTTAAATCTTCAACTATATCAGTTCTCTGTTGCAACCATTGCTCTTCAGACATATTGAAAATATATTCATATATGTATCGATCTGATAATAATTTTGAATCTTTCATTGCCGTTGCTAATTGAATTTTTTCATTCATTAATGCAACTTTTTGCTGATCGTATATAATAGATGATGGTGTTAATGATAATTCAAAATTAATTAAATCTTCATTATCAAATCCTTGAGTATATAAATGTATAATTGCAATTTTAGTTAATTCAGATACCATTATCTTTTGTATACGTTCAATTGTTCTTGCAAAACGTATATCCATTGATGCTAATGTAACTTTACCTTCAGCACCTTCATCATACCCTAAAAATGGTTTAGGTACTTTTAATCCTGCTAATACTTTATTTCTAACATATTCGATATCATCCATACCAGTAAATGTCATACCCGGTAATGTATCAATTGATGTTGAACTCTGACCCCCTCGTACTGGTAAATAAAAATCTTCTAACATATTATTGATGTTAAATTTTAAATTATAATTACCAGTTTGTTGATCTACGTGTGGAATTTTTTTCATTTTATTGATAATTTGTTCCATGAACGTATCAACTTCATTCGGTGGAATATTACCAATATCAATTTTAAATATACGTTTTTCAGGTGCACGCATTATACGATGTATAAGCATTGCATCTTCTAATAACATTAATTTTTGGAAATCTTTTCTAGCTCCTTCTAACATAGATCTACCATATGGTAAAAAGTTAGAATCTGACATTAAACGAAAGTGTGCTATTTCAAATACTTCATACTCATCTTTAGATCCATGGGTATGTTGAAATTTAATATTATATTCACCAGTAGATTCATCAAATTCTTCGATTCGTTCAATTTCATATGCCGATACAGGTCTTCCGTTAACGACACCAACCTCTTCTACGATATCTAATTTTAAAAAGAAATCACCATATTTAGCTACGTTTCGAATCCATGGCCATAAATTAAATTCAATGTTTAAAATATCATAAAATAGGTTATATAATATTTTTTGTATATCTGTTCGATCTGATTTAATAGTTAAGATTTCATTGAACTGATCTTCTAATGTAGATTCATCGGCATATATGTCTAACGCTGAATTAATAATTGGATCTTTATCCATCATTTCATAATCAGCATATAATTGATATCTATTTTGTACTGCATTGTAATTTGCATTATATCCACCATATGCCCCAGCTCGTTGTATAGTATTTGAGCCATGTAATCTATTATATCGGTCCGTAGTTTTTGTATTTGATATATTACCAACCGATTGTAATTTATTTGTATCTACTATACCCAATCGCCCATTTCCTTTAGGACGAATAATGATATTACTACCAAATAAGTTTTGTAATCGTTTTCTTAAAGATGCCATATTATAAGTTTAATTTATTATAAATATGGATATCTACAAAAGCCAGTTTAAATTTTCAGATCCGAATCCAGTATCCCATTTCCATGAATCATTTTGATTAGGGTTACCTGTATAAATTACACTATCAGTTTTTCGAAATTGAGACATTGCTTGTTTATTTAATGCAATACCTTTTTGTCTTAATTTAAGTGCCGTATCTCGTAACCATAATCCAATTGCAAATGACATTACAAGGTCATCATTATATCCAACTGTTGCTTGTGCTTTACCATTTAACCATATAAATACAAATAGTTCTTGTATTAGTCGTTTAGAACGAATTATAGGAGTACCTTCTCGCATATACATCTCTAATGCAGATATCATTAATGGACGTGTTCTTTGTGATGTAGTAACACCCGGTACCATTTTTGTTTTATCTTGCATATCATAATTTTTTCTGAGTTGCACTTCTGCATCTATATAACCATCATCTCGATATGTATAATGTAAATTAGGATATCCTCTATCTAATGCAGGTTGAATTGCAGCCCAACCTATATTTGCATTTTCAATTGCTAGCAATGCATTGTTCCATTCTGTAGCAACAGTTACAAGCATATTACCAAAATCATTAGGTGGTAATTTACCTTTATATTCTGCTACTTGTTTAACATCTTCTACATCAAATACATGAAATGTAGACCAGTCTGAACTATCACCTCGAGCGACATCGGCAACTACTATATAATCTCGAGAATAATCTGGATACTCCCATATCCAATATGCACCATCATAGCCTCGTTTTTCTATAGGTTCGATACATCTAGATTGATATTCGGCTAATAAATTACCGTCTATTACTGTATGTCCTGAACTAATAAAGTCACAGTCACACTCTTGAGCAGCTCCTCGTTCGCCCAATAATTTTGTTTGATCATCACGCCAACTTTGATCTCGTTCTGGATGTACGTCCCAATGCAATTTAATTGTATGAAATCCATTAATACCAGATTCAGCTTCTGCCCAAGTTTGATGAAACCAGTTACCAATACCATTAGGAGTTGATAATACAATTGCACCCCCACCCGTTGATAATGTTGCTTGAGATGCTATCCAAATTTCTTCAATATTTCTGATAAAGGCAGCCTCATCAACAATTAATAATGATAATGCTTCTGAACGAGCACCTGTCGATGCACTAGATATTGCTTTTATTTGCGAGCCATTTTTAAATTTTAATGACAATTTATTATTAGAAACAATTTCAGTTTTCAGCCAACTTGGTAACATTTCATTCATTATCTGAACTTTGTTAACTAAGTTTTTTGCTACTTCTTGTGTCGTCGCAATTACTAATACATTGAAGTCTTCGTTAAATAACATTGACCATAATGCAAATCCTGCAGTTAACGTTGATATACCTAACTGTCTCGATTTTAATATAATGTTATATCGATTATCTCTTAATTCAGTTAATGAATCTTCCTGAAATGGATATAAATTAAATTTGATTTTACCTCGTTTAGGATGTTGAATATAACAGTACTGTTTCATAAAGAAAACAGGATCAGCAGCACACTTAATGTACTGCTGTTGAATAACTTGTTTTAAACTAGGTTGTGACATTATTTAATTCCTATAGCAATTTTAAAAATTATAGTAGTTATAGTTACGCCGACTCCAAACCAAAAATTATTTTTATTATACCATTTATTATTTTCAATACGTTCTGCTAAATATAATCCATTAATATCGCGAAGTGTTTTTAATTGTATATTTTTTTCTGCAATTATAACAGAATCTAATTTATTATATATTTCATGATCGTGTATTATAGATTTATATTCTCGTATGATCTCATTATTAATTGAATCTACATAATATAATGAATCTAATGTAAACGATATATCTAATACCTGTTTTTTTGTAAAACAACTATCTGGCAATTGTTTTTGTGCATTAACATAAAATATAACTGTTGATAATAATAATGTTAATATATATTTCAT